ATTGCGGCCACGCGGCCTGTAACGCCCTTATTAGTGTTCCGCTTCCAGCGGCAGCCCAAACCTCAGCCGGATATATATTCAAGCCAGTAGCCACTTCGGTAAGTGCGACCCCGAACTCTGGAAAATCGAACCCAAACGGCAATATCCCTGCGTCCCTTTCGATTGCGTATTGCTTGGCCTTGGCGGTAACGTTGCTTAGATAACCATAGGGTACTTGTACAATCTTGGCCCCAGCATGTTTAGCCTCTAAAGTGCGGGGGTGTTGTATTTTGCGCTGTGCTACAAAAACCGTTGCCGAGTTGTTAGGGCTGGATGCGCCCAAGGATTTTGACGGCGCGAACCAGGGGGCCGACAACCAGGCAGGCGCAAAGATTGCGATCCCGGCTGAAATGATAGCGGCTAGTTTCTCAAATGTTGTCAGGGCTGTGAAGTCGGAGGAGTATAGAGAATATCTACTTAAGGGCGGTCGAGGCAGCACGAAATCTTCTTATGCATCGCTAGAAATAGTAGCGCAATTGGTGAACAACCCTACCTGGCACGCGCTGGTTTTACGTGATAAATCCAACACGCTAAGGCGGTCCGTATACAATCAGATATCTTGGGCGATTGCCGAGCTTGGTTTGTCTGATAAGTTCAAGAAAACAACAAACCCCTTAGAGATGACGTACATTTCAACCGGGCAGAAAATTTATTTCGGAGGCGCTAAAGACCCGGACAGCATAAAAGGTATTAAACTCGAGTTCGGATATATTGCGCTGGGCTGGTTTGAGGAGTTGGATCAATTCGCGGGTGCTGAAGCAGTACGAAAGATCGAACAGTCTTTCATGAGGGGCGGCAATGATTTCACGATATTCAAAACATACAACCCCCCAAAGTCAGCTAATAACTGGGTCAATTTATATTCAAAGGTCCCGAAAGACGGGCAATACATACATGATAGCGATTACAGGAATGTGCCTGTAGGGTGGCTTGGTCAACCGTTTATAGACGAGGCCGAACACCTAAAAAAGATCAACCCCAAAGCGTACAGGCACGAATATTTAGGCGAAATAGTTGGGATAGGTGGGCAGGTTCTTGAAAATGTAGAAATCAGAGAAATAACCGACAAGGAAATAGAGGGGTTCGACAACGTATTGCACGGCTTGGACTTTGGCTGGTTTCCAGACCCAACACATTACACGCAAATGTATTATCACGCGCCAAGTTTGACGTTGTATATATTTGGTGAGGTTCGAGAGTGGAAAACAAGAAACAGGGCTATGTATGAAAAGATTGTTAAATATGGTTATAACGAGCAAGATTTGATTATCGGTGACAACACTCCTCCGCAAAACATAGCGGATTACAGAGCATACGGGGCCAACATTCGGGGTGCTGAAAAAGGAGCGGGGTCCAGGAAGTATCGTAGAAGGTGGATGCAAAGCTTAGTGGCTATTGTGGTTGACCCGGTTAGATGTCCCTATACCGCCGAAGAACTTCCAGCGTTGGAGTATACTCAGACAAAAGACGGTGAATTCATCAGTGAAATACCAGACGAAAACGATCACGCCTTTGATGCGGCAGGATACGGGACAAATCTTATATGGCGAAGGAAAGGTCAATAATATAAAGGTGTGAGATGACTAAGAAATCAACTGACGGAAGATTGCTTTTAGAAGTAATCTTAGTGGATGCAAATGGGGCAGAGATAGATATTTTAGGAGGGAAGCTGTCGATTGCGTTGCCCGCAGATGCCGCAATTGAAAGCAAGCAGGATGATCTCATTGCGGAGGTACAGTCTCTTGTAGCTGCTCTAGCATCCGAAGCATCAGATAGACTTAGAGTTACAATTACCGACGAAAATAATTCAGTAGGTATCCTGAGCTTTGAGGGAGTGAAGTCCCTGCATGTAGTCCCTGGGCTACGAGAGGACCATTCAATACACCTAAATGCCGCAAATATAGAAGTCATCACTGGATTCATGCTTGTAGATTTGTCAGATACTGATAATTGGCCTCATTCTGATGCTAATGGGTATGTGATTTTGCGAGATATTTATTTGAATGTTAATCCCAATTCATCTTTTAGAGGAGATGTAGAAGTTGGATTTTTGACTGATGTAGGTGCTACTGATGGTGATTTCAATTCATTACATACTTGGCATTTTGGACAGGCAGCTAATGACATATTAGAGAGTTTACAATTTGCGGGTGGATTGGCATGTAAATTAGAAAGTCACTTTGGGCCGGTATCAAAAGATGATACTCTTTGGCAGAATGATTTGAATCTTCTAGGCCCAGATGGGAATGTAAGTTATCCCTCAGGAGAAGGAGATGTTGTAATGCGCATTACAAGAACCGCTGGAAGTGTAAACGCAGGCATTATGGTTAGGTATGATGTAGTGCCTTTAGTCCCTTAGGCAAAGGATCAACTAATGATTGAATATACTCATAAATTTGAATTTATATTTGAGGAAATTGAAGTAAAAGGAGAGTTAAGTACACATCCCAAAGAGTATATAAAATTTTCTGACGGTACTGAATTGACTTTTATCCAATATAGTAAAATTAATCGTCTTTTTAGAGCTTTTTTTATACTTGCCCAAGTTGACCAAGAGACAAAAATTGAAGTAGTTCCTAAATTGGGAGTAGAATAATTTATGTTTCAAGGTATTCTACAGTGGCTTAGAAAGGTATTGGACAAAATGATAAAATCAAGCAGTATAAAATCCGCTCTTGGGGTTGATATTGAAATATCCCCACCAATGATCGAAGCCCTTCAGAAATGGGGGCTGATGTATATAAACAAAGCTTCCTGGCTGAGTGAATTCGTGAAAAGTCTGAACTTGTCTGCTGCTATCGCCGGGGAAATAAGCAGATCCGCAACCATAGAAATGGAAGTAGATATAAGCGGTTCTTCCCGTGCTGATTTTCTTGCAGAGCAATTCGAGAAGGTGATTCCCAGATTGCGCGAACAGGTAGAATATGGGAACGCAAAGGGCGGGTTGATGCTCAAGCCTTATATTAGTGCCGATGAAATTTCGGTGGATTACGTCCAGGCGGATATGTTTTATCCTATTAGCTTTGATTCTAATGGAAACCTGATTTCAGTAGTATTTTCCGACCATAAAAAGCAGGGGAATGATTGGTATACACGGCTGGAATATCACGAATTTGATAAAGCCCTGAGCCAATATCAAATAAGAAATTCCGCTTTCAAGAGTAGTCTACAAGGCGTGTTAGGAACGGAGGTATCCCTTTCTCTTGTACCGGAATGGGCAGACTTGGAGCCAGATACTACACTAGAAAATATAACAGCCCCTTTATTTGGCTACTACAGATTTCCATTGGCAAATGCAATTGATACCACCTCTCCCTTGGGGGTATCCTGTTATTCCCGCGCTGATGGACTGATTGAACAAGCAGACATACAGTGGTCTGATTTGGTTTGGGAATTTGAGAGTGGCAAGCGTGCGATTTATGTCGATACGCAAGCTTTTGATAAGACAAGCGATGAAGGTAAGCCTATATTGAGAGATAGGCGCTTATATCGTGAGATGGATAGGTCAGATGCTATCGGTCAAAAACACAGCCTCTTTGATGAGTGGTCGCCCGATTTCAGAGAAGCCAGTTATCTAAGTGGGCTGGACGCAATCCTGAAAAGAATAGAATTTACATGCGGCTTGGCTTATGGCACTCTATCCGATCCTGCACAGATTGATAAAACAGCCACGGAAATAAAAGCCAGCAAGCAGCGGTCACACGCAACGATCAAAGATACTCAAAAGGCGTTAGAAGTGGCCCTGGACCAACTTGCTTATGCAATGGACGTATGGGTATCGATTGGTAGCTTGGCCCCTGCCGGAACTTACAAAATAGCCTATTTCTTTGACGATAGCATTGTGACAGACCGAGACACTCAGATTGCGCAGGATAGACTAGATGTGATTGCACGCAATTTGGCCCCCTGGGAGTTCAGGGTGCGCAACTATGGCGAGGATGAAGCTACGGCTAGAAAGATGGTAGCAGAAATTCAAGCAGACCAAAAGGTTGAGCTTTTCAATGAATAAAGCGGCTCTAACGAGGCGACGGCTGAATAACTGACGGAAGATATTGCGCTGTGCGCTAAATTCGGCGAAAGCACAGCCCGCTTAATTCTGAGCAAGGATATTGGGTAGATGCTAACCTCTGACCAGTTCGACCGCCTTGTTATCCCAATAACCGACCTATACGAATTATATAATCAGTCGATTATCAATGATATATCTCGGCGGCTCCTAAAACTAGACATGACAGAAACGGCCGCTTATCAATTGCAGCGTTTGATTGAAAGCGGCAAAGTGTTTGAAAACGCGCTGAAAGAGATTGCGATACTTACCGGACGGAGCGAAGCTGAACTTGCACGGACATTCAAAAAAGCTGGGGCCCAAGCCATGCGCTTTGATGATTCAATCTACAGGGCAGCCGGGCTCGATCCGCTTCCACTCAATCTTTCTCCTGCTATGGTTCAGGTGTTGGCTATAAATCTCCAAAGAACCAATGGTCTGATGCAAAACATGACCCTGACAACCGCGCTGAGTGGACAGCAGACTTTTGTCGCATCCGCTGATTTAGCTTTTCTCCAGGTATCCACTGGCGCAATGAGCTACGATCAAGCGATAAGGGCAGCGGTGAAAGATGTTGCAGAAGGTGGCTTGAAAGTCATCCGCTTTGCCGGGCACAACGATCCAATAGATGTTGCCCCGAGTGGCTTGGTGAAAACGGCGCAATAAACTTTATGAACTGGGCTACCGAAAGTGGATACTCAGATGATTTGACAATTGACAGAATTGACCCTTACGGCGATTATTCGCCTGACAATTG